CTGATAAAGAATCAAAATATTCAAACAAACCATTCATCGTTATACTTTGTCAGGACAGACAAAAACCTATATGTATATTACATAAAGATAATGTAACTTATATTGATGATGATTACTTATTATATAATAATAAATATATAATAACTACACTAGAGAATTTACTTAAGCTAGAAGACTGTTTTTTCCTGCTTTTATGACCTCGCTATCGCTCGGTCTCCATAAGTAAACTACACGATGAAACTCAGCATCTGGCCCAGAAATACAAAATATATTTTACCGAAAATACTAGTTCCACCAGCGTATACCCTATACTTAAGACTTATGCGCGGTTATGACGGAAAGGCCAGATAAAACCGAAATAATTTTCTTTTGTATATTTACCATTGATTCCACTATTGATTCCGAAGTAGGTGTAGAAGGTTGTGGAGAAGATGCAGATTTTTGGTCATGATGGTGTTTCATTTGCCCATTAGATATTCTAATAACCGAGTTAGGTAATCTTTTTCCGCCCTTAGCTGACCTTGGATCTTCTTTAGAAGATACATATCTGCTCCTATCACTTTTATGAGTAAAGTATATTGTAGTAACGGAATCTTCTGGATCTCCTTTATTGGCACTTATACTATCAGGATGCGGTCCTACAGTCATCTCCCAGTCACCGTCTCCAGCTAAAAATGATCTAAGAGGCTCTGATTGTGCTTCGTTTTGATTATAGGTGTAAGTCTCATTCTTTGTTAGGCTTGTTGCTTCTACTGATTGTCCTTGAGCTTTAGTACCCGCCCCTAGGAAAAATTTTACAGCTAAATCTCTTTTGGCTCCCTCTCTTTGTCTAATTTTGTCAGGATCATTTCCATCATAATTGATCTCTTTAACTTGTTTACGTATCTGCATAAAAGTTGCGACTTTTTCTCTAGCTCTCTCTCTAGCATAGGGTTTTACTTTATCGTCACTAACAATGGACTCCAAAGATTTTGTTAATGAGTGTAAACCACCTCCCCCAGCGATAGCCTTATAAGTACTATTATTTTTAATATTATCTATAATTGATTTAGAAAAGTTTTTAAACGAATCTACAGCGACAGATTCTCCATCTGACGCTTTGAATTTAGATTCGTCTGGGATAACATCTGAGGACACCCTATCTCTTAGATTTTTTCCCCTCTTATAGGCTTGTTGTGCAGATTCAAAAAATTCTTCCCCTTCTTCATCACTAATATCTAAATTACTAAGCATTACCGGCCTAAGTTCTCTCTGTTCATCCTCTCTACCTTCATAAAAATCCCCTCTTCTATGTGCTAATGTAGCTCCCAAATCATGTCCATTAGCTAGGCTATGATAACTTTTTAAACTTAGGTTATGTACATACAGCATGGTTTCAGCCTTTACTAACCCTGCCTTTTTAGCATAATGAAAAGTCTCTGGATCATCTTTAAACGCTAGTTTAGCTGGCATTTGAATTATCTTACCTTCGGCCTGCTCCTCAGTCCATCCTTCTCTCATTAACCCACGGATAGCATCATTTTTATCAAACCACATTTCTTGATTATCGTCGGATGTTCCTTGACCCTTACCTGCCCCTGAACGACAAACAATATTTGGTTTTCTTGTCTCTGATCCTGATTTTGCTACGGAAATAGCAGCCTTTAATGTTTTTATAAGGTTACCTTCGTTTTCAGAATCCCCAAGCATGTCTATTATACTTTCTACAATTTCCCCTTGTTCACCAGTTACAGCCATATCTCCCTCTGTAAACCTTCTAACCCAGCTTCTATTAACTTCTATGAACTCAGCTAATTCAGTGTGTCTAACACTAATCATTTCTTCTGTAGCAACTTTAATTCTTTGATATCTTTCATCTTCCTCCCCATACTTATCTTTATATCTTTTTAATTCTGACGTAGATGTAAATATACTACGAATTTTTTCGAGAGGGACTCCGTGATTACCCCCACCTGATCCTCCTTTAAAAACTAGTGTCTTGAATTCAAAGTTATGCTTTTTCTCGGCAGTTTTAACTAAAGCCTTGAAAAAACCTGTAGGGTCTGGAAATAATAATCCTTCCTTTCTGCTTCCCTCAACAAATACCATCACATGACCCTTAGTAGTAATAGCCACAGAATTTTGAAGTTCACGTTTAGCATCATCAGGTATTTCATCCCCTCCCAATATAGAGTCTACAAACTTTTTAAGGTTTTTAACGGTGGATTCAACAACAGCTAAATCAATAGGCTCTGGATCATCGTCCACCATTACTTCCCCGCCTTTCCCGAATTTAAAAGCTATTGACTTAGCTACCTGGGCTTCTAAAGACTTATGGGCACCAGTAACAAAATTAGCAAAAATAGCAGCATTACTTCCCCAACTTCCTCGTTGCCATTCCTGTGCCTGACGTTCTGGTATCCCTAATTGTTTAATATTATCAGGAATAGCGTTAAATAATTGCTCAGCAATGGTACCTAACCACTTGAAGACCTCTAGGGAGTCCTCAGATTCCTTGTAATGGGATAGGGCAAAAGTATCCCCTGGTAGGGCCTTATGTCTTACCTCCTCGCCACCACCCCCTGCTGCCTCCTCAGAGCCTCCTTTTTCCTTAAAAAACCCTACAAAAGTATTCCAATCCTTTCCTGGATTTCCTCTACTATCGGCTACAACACCTTGTTGCCCATAAGCCCCTTTACTACCTTTTCCATAATTCCAAACCCGTTTCGCTTGTGCGTAAAATACAAAAACCTCTGGGTTGCGGGTAGGTGAAGGAGATCCGAATTTTGCATTCGGGACATTCTTTTCATCTTTCCCTAAGGCAATAGCCTTTTTTAATTCATCTTGTGCAATTTGTACCGCCTTAGGATCAAGATCCACATTTTTCTCCTTTCGGAAGGCAGCTTCGGCTGCGTGAGCGCCGTAGGCTTCCAGAATCTGATCCAAAAAGTTATTCATCGTATTATTATAGAAGTCCAGTCACCCTAAAGTAACTGGACTCCTAATGTGTATAGCTATGTTTTATACTTAGATGGAGTTCTCATTGAACTGATCCATGAAGTCATAGCGGAAAGTTACTTCTAGAGTATGAAACCCATTAGTCTCATAATTGAATTCAGCAGCCTTCCAAGACTTAGGCCAAACACCATACAGTTGAATAGTTGAATGAGGAGTTCCAACATTATCTAGTTGGAAAATATCCATTTTTGATGCCTTAAATGTATTAGTTCCTCCTCCTCCTGGGGCTGACTCTTTAGTTAATTCTCCAGTCATAGGATCATAAGTAGATTTAAACCATTCCCACAAAGCAGTAGAAGTCTTTCTAAGCATAAGATTATCAAAGGTTACTGTAATCTCTTCTGGGGAAGCTTTGCCTGGATAGAAGATTTTATCATTAATCCTATTTACTTCAACATCTTCAACAGACATACCAGGAGCAGTAACTTGCTTAGCAGCAAGAGTTAGGTCCTGTTGATGAAGTTGCATGTCTGGAGGTAGCCCATGAAATTGAACTTCGAACTGGTAAATTCTGTGTGAATCCAGATCTGTAGAGATTACAGGAAGGCCTTGGCCTGCCTGAAAAGCACGCCCGTATCGGGTTTTATAAAATGATTCTGCCATTATAGAGTTCCAAGATCAGCACTTTGGTTCGTTAGGTTCAATTCAAAGACTAGTGCTTCGGCAGTCTTCGTTGGCTTAATTAGTACTTTGCACCATAGTTCATTTCTGTCTACTCTAGCTGGAGTATTAACTGTCTCATCACAGACAACTCTGAACTGGGTGATACCTCTTCTTCTTACAATGTCATCCATTAGAGGATCAATTACCCCCTTCACTAGTGCCCAAGTAAAGGTGTCATTAGGCTCAAAGATAAAGTCTCTAGTAGCTAGTCTCACAGTTTTCATGATAAATATCATCATTCTGCGGACATTGATTCTGTCTAGAGAGGATGGTTTCCTTTGGGCAGTTCTTTGTCCAAATATCATAATTCCTCTCTGTGGGAACTTAGCGATAGGATTAATAATGTTGCCACCAGTATAAAGGGCATCTCTATCCCCCTTATTGACGATAACTTCTACTTCCGTAGGTTTGGTCAATCTACCTCTAGTAGATCCAGCAGGAGCAAACCAAGTTTCTCCAATATTATCGGTAAGAGCCATAGCCCTTATTCCATAAACAGCCGGATCCATCCAAATATCTTTCTTATCTGGTACCGAGAATACCTTTATGTGGGGCCAGTATACCGCTGCCCAAGAACTGTTGATTGCAGCTGTTCTTGTGTCATCCCGCCCATTTGACCAGTCAATAGCATTTTGCACAGTTCCTACTGCGTAAGGAGGTGAAAGAACGGCTATAAACTCTTGAGTAGCTTCCGCTAGAGTAATAAGAGCATTTTGAACATTTTGACCGTGTTGCCCAGGAACAGCTGCCATTGAGATGTTCAGGGAATCATCAGATAGTGCTTGCATACCTGTCTTAGGATCCACAGTTTCACTTCCAATTAGTGCTGCGTCTCTATCGTCGGCATCAGTAGGAACACCGTTATGGCCCCCAGTCATGTTATAGGTTGACTCTAGGGGTTTAACAAATCTAGGATTAAGGTTCTTAGTAACGGGAACCTTGACATAATCACTTAGAGGACCGTCTCCCCCCTGATCTGTACGAACGGGAGTGAAATATGCTCCTTGTAGACCAGCGGATTCTGTTGTACTACCAACACCTAAGGTGGATATCTTATTCTCGAAGTTACTTAGTTTTGTTGGGTTTCCAGGAACTCCAGAGAAGTAAAGTTCTCCCTTGATTATATCAGATTTAAGACCTGTTTCACCAACTTGAATTTCATCTTCTATCCAGTTTTCGTTCTCAATTAAAGAAACCTTAAACTGTTCTTCTTTTTGTCCATCTTGGTTTACTTGAAGCATTACACCCTTACCGCCAAGAGAATCTATCTCTATACTATTACCTGAGGTATCTCCGTTTAACTTAGTACCAGCATTATAACCGGCTCCTGGGTGAATAGTTCTCGCTACATATTTAAGACCACTGGTGTTTAGATCGGAACCAAAAGTGGTAATAGAAGATGAGAATGTACCAGATACATTTCCATTTACTGGGTTAACCCACTTTAGAGCGGAAACCCCTTTACCAACGCCATAAGTATTGTCAGAAAAAGCAGATACTGATAGAGAGGCACCAGATCCAGCCCAGGATCCTACAATCCATCCAGTGGAACTTGTGTCAGTATCAAATTCAATACTAACCTTATCAGAATCTAGATTTCCACCCACTATACTTGCAATAGCTTTAGCTTGACTCTTCCCTGCCCCAGTCATAGTATTGGCTGGGATAGCAAACTTTTTAGTATAAGTATACTTGGAAACTCCTGTGTTACTAGACACATCAACTCTAAGGTATAGAGGATTAGTAGTACCGTAAGTATTTGGCTTAAACTGAAGGGCTGGGCAGGAGCCGAATTTAACATTAGAAGAAGCATCGGCTGCGGTAGCAGAATCAGCTGCTCTAACGAAATATACTTGGTTAGTAGTTTCCAGAATCTCGACAGCACCCTCTAGCGCCTGACCAGCAATATGTTCACTGGGATCGCCGAATGTGCGTACTAGATTCTGTGGACTAGTAATTAGAGTAGCTTTGTTGATGGGACCTTTGGAGGCAAAGCCTACCAAACCTGCAACTGAGGAATTTACAGTTGGTGCGTATTCAGAAATATCTTTTTCGATAATGTATACGTCTGGGCTTAAAATTCTTGCCATTAGTAGATCTTAATTAGTTTACGTTGATGCAGAAGCTGCAATTGAGATGAGATATAATGCTCTGGGACCTGAATAACCTCTCTAGGGCCTATCCAGTGAGTTTTAGGGCCTATTTCTGTGAGTAAAAATATTTCCAGGCCCTGGGCGGATTGATTCTTTATGTTTTTCATAACTCTTAGTTATTTACTTTATCAAGAAGACATATATGCAAATTATTTTCTAGGTGCAAATTTTATGAAGTTCATGGTCTAATTTAAATTT